AATGGAGACAATCGATTGGTGTTTCACTTTGGTGAAAATGAAAAAAGTGTTAAAGATAAACTATATTCAAGAGATTTGATTCTTGAGTTTGAAAAAAAAGTTGTATATGAAAACTAAAATTATCGCATTACTCGAAATGGGCCTATCTGATGGCCTTCTTTCTAATTTATCTGAATCACAGATAAATATGTTGTACAAAAAAATGGGTTTAAGTGAGCAAGGTGCTGTTATGATATCTGCCGATAAGGCAAGTCGTGACCCACAAAAACTTAAAGACCTTACTAATCGTGGAATCAATGTGAGAATTGAAGGTGATATGACGGAAAACGAAATGGATATTCAAGGATCGGCAAAGGCAGGTGCGACAACTCAAGATCCTATTCAAGTACAAGCACCCGATGGTATGGGCGATGATAGTGATAAAGCGGTTGACGCTGAAAAAGAAGTTACTGAAATAAAAAAGGATGAAAACAATCCTTGGGCAATTTGTCACTCACAGTTAGGACCAAAGAGAAATGCCAAGTTTGAAAGATGTGTTAAATCGGTCAAACAAAGTTTGAAAGAAGGAAAATCACCTATGTCTTTTTTCATTGAAGAAAAAATCGTATCTTTGGTCGAAAGAGAACTCAAACCAAAAATGACTAAAGGAGATTTAATCAAACAAATACAAGAAACTCAAATGGTTAAACGTTCATTTGCTAAGTCACCTGTCGATAAGATCGTTGGTAACGTGAAAATGAATAAACCAGTTGGTAAGATGACTATGATGAAAGGAGAAACATCAGAAGGTGCTCCTGCCGTAGCACCACCTAAAACAAAACCTGGTGTTAAACCCGCACCACGTACAAGACCTGCACACCCTGGTAAAAATCCACACCCTGGTGAAAATCCGGCTCCTAAGGCGAAACAACAAAAATTAGAGGCCGCCAAAAAAGAAATTTTGAACGCAATCAAAGAAATGTTACCTCATGGCAAAAAATAGAATCAAAGAAGATATTAATTACGGGGACACACCTGAAAGAATGGATCCATCTTTGGAAAGAAAGATTTCGGATCCTCAATCACCTTTTGCTATTAATCCAGCTTTCGTTAGGGCAGAGAAAGATGTTCAACGTTTGATGACAAACAGATTCAAACAAGTTGCCGACAAATTACGTGAGGTAACAGGAAGACCTATCACTTCTGTCCAAGTCGCTATGATGATTTACCAACAACAGTTGCAGAATCTTCAAACTATTATGGGTATTGAACGACGTCATAAAGAACAACTTGAATCCTTAGCGGTTGAAGCGGCTCTTGATGAAATCCAAATGCCATCAGATTGGTTCGAAATAAACGCTCAGTTGGGTCCTTTTGAGAGTCCTGAGTTTAATTTAGGCGGCGGTGGAACTCCACCCGAAATGAGTGTTGGTGAAGAAATGGACGTATCATCAGAAATGCACAAGAGAAATCTCATTAACGCGATTATCCAAGGCACAGCCAAAAAGGGTCACTATGTTTTTCAAAAACCTGAGATTCGTAGACAACTTGACGAAATAGATCCGAGATTATATCCCGCGTATTTAGGAATCATGACAATTAATGATTTTATGTATTTTAGCATGGAACAAATGATTGAAATGATGAGTTCTACCGCTTCAGGAATAGGTGGAGCGGTTCAACTTAAGGATTCTGATAACGATGAAAATGACGAGGATGGTGATGGTGCACCCGACACAGTAATCAACGCATATGGGTTAATTTTTCCGATTCTTTGTCACGAAGTTATCAAAGGTCTCGAAGAATCTAAGGGCAGGTATGGTGATCCTGAAGATGCGGAGGTTAGACAAATCGTTCAACAAAAAACTGACACCCTACCTATGGAGTCTTGGACTTTGAGATTAGGTCCAGAAATTGTTGAAAAAATTCGTTTTGCCCTTCCTGATGAAGTTTTTGATGAAGACAACTATGGTCTAATAAACTGGTTCCAAATGGAACTTTATAAACTTCCCGCCGAGGATTTTATCAAGATTATTGGTAACGCGATTTCTGAAGATTCTTCGAAACAATCTAAAGCAAAAGAATCTTTCAAAGATGTATTGAAAGTTGCCAAACAAAACAAAGAAGAATACGAAGGTTTTGAAGACGTTTCTCCCAAAGATGATGGTGATGATGACGGACTCGATTTCTTGGCGGGATTAGGCATTAGCCGTCCCAAATAATGACAAAAGAACAAGTAATAATTGAGTATAAGAAGTGTATGAAAAGCACTCCTTATGCTCTCAAAACCTATTTACAGACTTACGACAATACTGTTTCTCGATATGTACCCTTGGAGTTATTCCAAGATCAGGTTAATCTTATCAACGATTACGAAGAGTATAATGAAAACATTGCACTTAAGTATCGTCAAGCAGGTGTATCAACTGTTACAGCTGCGTGGGCAAGTAAACGATTGGCGTTTGCAAATAAAAACAAACCTGAAAAAATCCTTATTATTGCAAACAAACTCGATACATCTGTTGAATTTGCAAATAAAATAAGGGCGTTTACTGAACAATGGCCATCTTGGGTTGGTACAGGTTTTGCTCCCGAAAAAAACTCTGCAAGACATTTCAAACTTAATAATGGATGTGAAGTTAAAGCCGTAGCGACTTCTCGAGATGCTTTAAGAGGATATTCTCCAACAATTCTTATTTTTGATGAGGCCGCCTTTATTGAGGCTGATAGTGATTTTTGGGCGGCTTGTATGGCGTCCCTATCAACGGGAGGTAAAGTCGTTGTAATTTCGACACCTAATGGATTTGATGCGATTTACTATGAAATTTATGATCAGGCTTTGAGGGGCATGAACGATTTCAAAATAACTGAAATGTTTTGGTATCGAGATCCAAGATATACAAAGGATCTATACATGGTCAAAACAAATGATATGGTTCACTATCTTCTCAATAAAGAACAATACCCTTCAGATGCCGTTATTGACCTTGCAACGGAAAATAGACACGAAAGAAATTTAGAAACTTTACACAAATACATTGAGGACGGATATAAACCATGTTCTTCATGGTTTGAGGCGATGGTAAAAAAACTCAAATACGATAAAAGAAAAGTTGCCCAAGAATTGGAATGTAACTTTTTAGGTTCAGGTGATAACGTTTTTGATTCTCAAATGTTACAGGATATCCTTAAGAATGATATTCGTGAACCTCAGGCTAAACTTATGGCAAACCAACTTTGGTTATGGAAGGAACCCGAAAACGGTCATAAGTATGTTATGGGGATAGATGTTTCTCGAGGTGACTCTGAAGACTTTTCGTGTATTGAAATTATTGATTTTGATAGTAGGGAACAAGTTTTAGAATATGTTGGAAAAGTTCCACCAGATATTTTAGCGGACATCGCTTACAAATGGGGTATTATGTATAGTGCACTCTGTGTTATTGATTTAACAGGTGGTATGGGTGTTGCAACTGCAAGAAGATTACAGGAATTGGGTTATGAAAATTTCTTCTATGATGGTGTTGATATGACCAATAAATGGAAGTATGATCCTAAAGTAAAAGATAAAATTCCAGGTATTAACTTTAATAACAAACGTGTTCAAATAATTGCAGCACTTGAAGAGTCTTTAAGACATGAGTTTAAAATTCGTTCAAACAGACTTCATAATGAAATGGGTACCTTTATATACATAAATGGAAGACCCGATCATCAAAAAGGTCATCACGATGACTGTATAATGTCAATTGCAATGGCGTTGTACGTTGCAGAAGCGGCATTTCCGTCACTTCAAAAGGTAAATAATCACACCAAAGCGATGATTGATTCATGGTCTACGTTTGTGAATGAAAACAAAGAACCATCACAATTTTTTAATCCTCATGTTCCTGCTTTTACACAACCAGGTATGGGTAGGAATAATAATATGGGAGAAGTCACTCGTGACGATTATATTAAGTACGCTTGGTTATTTGGTGCTAGATAGTATTTATATTAACAACTATTTGGTTAATTTATCAAGAAATGAGTACTCCCAAAAATAACACGGTTTGGCAAAGATTAAGTAGGGCTTTAGGTCCCAATGCTTTGTTAAATCAAGATTTTCCTGTATACAAGTTTGATAAGAAAGAAATTTTACGTACTCAGGACAAAGCCGAATACGAAAAAGAAAAACTTCAAGCACAACAATCGGCTTACTTATCAAATCAGTTTGCTAAGGTCGAAAGTAACCTGTATAACCAAGCGGTTTATTATGAACCAAACAGATTATCAGCATATTATGACTACGAGTCAATGGAGTATACTCCGGAGATATCAGCGGCTTTGGATATATATGCTGAAGAATCTACCACACCAAATGAAGATGGTTTCATCCTTCAAATTTATTCAGAGTCAAAAAGGATAAAATCCGTATTAGCCGATTTATTTAACAACGGTTTGGATATTAATACCAACTTACCGATGTGGACAAGAAACACGTGTAAGTATGGTGATAACTTTATTTATTTAAGATTAGATCCTGAAAAGGGTGTTGTTGGATGTCAACAACTCCCAAACATCGAAGTTGAACGTTATGAGACAGGTATGTCTTCTCATAATTTCAACATGAGTGGTCAACCACCAACAGGATCTGAAAACAAGGGTCTTAAGTTTACTTGGAAAGCCCAAAACATGGAATTCCAACCATGGGAAATTGGTCACTTTAGATTGTTAGGTGATGATAGAAGATTACCTTATGGTACATCTATGTTGGAAAAGTCACGTCGTATTTGGAAACAACTTTTGTTATCTGAGGACGCGATGTTGATTTACCGTACCTCAAGAGCACCTGAAAGACGTGTATTTAAAGTTTATGTTGGAAACATGAACGATGATGATGTGGAGGCTTATGTACAACGTGTTGCTAACAAGTTTAAACGAAATCAAATTGTAGACTCAAAAACTGGTAACGTAGATATGAGATTTAATCAAATGGCGGTTGATCAAGACTACTTTATTCCTGTTAGAGATCCATCACAACCATCTCCGATTGAAACTCTAGCTGGCGCTCAAAACTTATCCGAAATTGCCGATATTGAATATATTCAGAAGAAACTTGTTACTGCTCTTCGTATTCCTAAGGCTTTCTTAGGTTTTGAAGAAGTTGTTGGTGATGGTAAAACTTTGGCACTTATGGATATAAGATTTGCCAGAACTATCAACAGGATTCAAAAATCCATGTTACAAGAGCTGAACAAGATTGCGATTATTCACTTGTTCTTGTTGGGGTTCGAGGAGGAAATATCAAACTTTACTCTTGGACTAACAAATCCATCGACTCAGGCAGATCTTCTTAAAGTTGATATTTGGAAAGAAAAAATGCTTCTTTACAAAGACATGGTTTCCGACCCTGGTAATGGTATTCAAGCAACATCTTCAACATGGGCTAAGAAACACTTGTTTAATTGGTCTGACGAAGAAATCAGAACCGATCTACTTCAACAAAGAATGGAAAAGGCAATTGGTGAAGAACTCAAAAATACTGCTACTGTTATTGCTAAGACAGGTATATTTGATACTGTTGATAAGTTATATGGTACAAAACCTGGTGAAGTTCCCGCTGCAGCACCTGGTGAAACTACGGAGCCTGCGGGTGCGGAACTAGGAGGTTTAGGTGCCGAATTTGGTGCACCTGAAGGTCCTGAGTTGGGTGGTGCAGAAGCTGAGGGTGGTATACCACCAGCTGGTGAAATAACACCAGAATCCGTAAAACAAAAGGATATGAACATCTTAATTGAGAGTGACGCCTTCAGTTCTAAGTTTTTGGATTTAGGTGTTGCACAACAAAGTTTAGGTAAAATCGGTGAAGAATTAGATAAGTTGCTTAATTCGTAATATTTATTAGTGAATTAAACAATGCCAAAATGACCTTCGGACAGATCAAATCCATCTTAGAAAAGAATTTACTAGAATCTTATTCTAACCCAATAAACTTCAAAAAATCATTAAAGGAGTTCAAACATAATGTTTTGAACAATAAAAGTTTTTCTAAACTATACAGTCTTTATGATGATTTATCAACTCCTAAGGGGTTA